GATTGTTCTTCCGCTTGGCAATTTCAGATTCGTACAACTGCATGTACTTCGCGGCGTGCTCCGGGGACCCTTGAATCTGCGACAATTGGCCAAGCCACAACAAAACCAGCACGCCGTTATAGATGCATTCGCGGAATCGCTCGGAAAACCTGATGTTGGTTAGATCATTGGGATGATAGTAAGAGTAATCCAGGTTGATCGTATACACGCCGTCGGGGTGCGGCTTGAGATAGATCACACTGCAAACCGCACCATCGAGAATTACATATTCTTCCGGCTCACCTGTGGAAGGCGAAGATTCTCCCTCTATATAATCCTGATATTCGCCAGGCGTGATTAGGTCCAAGTGATTCCCCGCCGAGATAGCAATCTCAAGGCTTCTCTTGAAATTCACCCCCAACCCATAAGAACCATCAGCGGTAACGGTGATCGTATCGCCGTCACTCTCACCGCTGGCGTCCCCGCTGACCTTAATTACGGTGCTGCTCGTATAAGCAGTAATAACATAACTGTTCTCGGTGGCAGTAAAAGCGATTGCTTTTCCCACCATCGAGGGATAGAACGTTGCCGTCGGTGCCGTAATAGTGCTCTCGCCAGTGATCGTACTATAAATCGGCGCACCGTCGGCGGTGTTAGTCGCCGTCATCCACGTAGTGATTGTGCCGGAGGTCTTGAGAAAATCGTCGCGACTGCTGACGTCATATAAGACGCTTCGGATTTCTTCGTCGATATCGTTGGGAGGCGACATGACTCCCAATCCCCGAAGCCGCTTAATAACGACTGACTGCACTTCCGATTTTTTGATGCTCATTTCGATCTCTTACGCTTGGCGATGGATCGTTTAACGGCGGCGGTCGCCTGTGCGCCACTGCCGGTTCTGTTATAAACATGTCGCCACTGCCGATGTTCCTTGGCGGTCAACTTGTGTTTGCCGATCTTAGCTGGCATCGTTTGTTTCTCCTTATTCTTCCGCCCTATCTGCATAGCGAATCTTTAACGCCTCGACCTGTTCATCGTAGAAAGCCTTATGCATCTGCGCCGCCGTCGCCTCAGCCATCTGACCAAGGCCCTCGTAAACCTTCCAGCAGACACCTTCGATAATCGCCTCCTTGAAGTCATCGCTGAAGACGATGGTATCCACGTCGGAAGTCTCGTAGGCATGATAGATCGTTAGCCCCGTTTCAGCCGATGCTATGGGATGAACGTAAATGGAATCGTTGAAAATGGCGAAGCTGTTAGGTGTACCTTCGATGGTATCAGCGCTCAATCGGGTTAGAAACTCCGGAAACGTGAGCTTGTCCAGCTTGACCTTCGTCACCGTGATAGTCACGCCACGAAGCGGGCGACGATACTCCGACGGCAGCGCAACGGTATGCCCACCGGCGGAAATCGTCACCGTATTGGACTTCTCCAAAAACGGCCACTTGGTAGACAGATCCAGCAGGACCGCCGCCAACTCATCATCCACATCCGCCAGAGTTGTCCGCGTAGTCCGAGCCTTCACTTCCGCCAGAACAGCATCTTTGGTGATCGCCATAGCAAAACCTCAGTTAGTGGGATGAACCGAGTTGCGATTCATCCCACTAACTCTTAAATGCTTGTTAGACATTACCGTTGTGGTGGACAAAGACCTTCAAATCGATCAAATATGCTTCGTTGTCCTCATGCTCCGCACTATAATCACCCTGACATTTGATAAGAACATCGCCAGAGATATCCTCAGCCAGTTCCTTGGCAGCACCCGTTGGAGCAACAATGTGATTAACCACAGTGCCATTAAGATCGGTTTCCCACTTGCCGACAACTTTGATCTTGCCGCTCGATCCAGCGGTATTAACTGTTACCCAAAGATCGAAGCTGATTGTGTCATCATTAGCCGCCGGCGTTACATCGCCGGTCTGAAGAATGGCTTCGGTCCCCAATAAGACTTTCAGGTCCATCGTGTCGCCGCTATTGAAATCAGCGAACAGGACCATGCCTTGAATATGGATTACATCTCCTGCTTTGAGTTCTTCACCTGAAAGGGTAACAGTGCCGGGAAAGTCCACGAAGGTAGCTTCCGTATCCACCAACTCCGCTCCAGCTGCGGTGGTTGCATAAACTAATTGGCAATCCGAACGGTTCGGATCGTAGACAATCCGATGGTCGGCTCCGGTGAAGCCCTGGACCTTCATGTGACCGCCAACCTCATCCACGATTTCGATGTCGAAGTCCGTACCGGCTGACCAGAACTCGACAATGCCGTTGCCCAATGCAGCGTAAGCCGTTGAACTCAGCACTCCCGACACCCAGGGCAACTCCGTCTTGATCGCATCCGAATACACGGTGGCGATAGCACCGTCAGCCGTCAGAATCGACACCTTGAGCCCCGATACGATCGGTTCGCCATTGGGGTCGACAACTTGAAAAAAATACTTTTTCAATCCGTACATGATTTATTCTCCCTGGTCTCAAAGACCGTTAAGGATCACTTTTCTCAGTCAAGGTCTACGCAGCCTTAATCAGGATCTACGCAGGTATCCACAGTGATGACACCGTAATCTTCACCGTTGAATCGAGGTTTCCCGGCAACGTAAATTAGGTCAGTCGCCACGCCGGGCTTGCGTCCATAGTCGAACATTTTGGCGTACCAACTGGGGCGCTGAGCGTAAGCGTGAACACCGGCTTGGGCACCCAGGAACAGCGCACGAGCAATACTCACAGTATAGGTCGCATTAGCCGAATCGCCGGATTCAAAGTATGTCTCCGGACCATTACCAGCCGCGCCCGTACGAGTCTGAATCGACTCGCTTTCGTGAATGACCACACCATTCCAGATACCTAACGCGCCGGAGAAGATCGGGTTCTTGCGACCGCGAATGTTCGCCGCCTGCTGTGCCGCAAGCCACGCAGTCTCACCGCGCAGGGCCTTGGCCTGAAGGGGGTGAATAAGCATCACGTAATGGTCTTCACCGTCAACCTTCACCGGGCGAATCTTAGGGATCGCCGCTTGCGCCTTGCGCTTGATGATGTCGATGACCTTAGTACCGAACAGAAAATCCAAGTAATCGGTGGCATCATCTTGACCGATCGTCGCATCAGACGTACCGGTCGTAACGACACCGGCAGCAGTTTGACCGCCGTACCATTTCCTGTTATTGCTAGGCGACACCGCTGCAACAATCGTCCCGTCATCATCCCGAATTGCAGGATTGGCGAGACCTGAGAGCGCAAGGAACGTATCGTTGTCGAACATGTTAGCGAGCCACTCCGACAATGCATCCTTGGCCTCGGCCATAAGATTGAAAACGGTTCGCTGCGCCGTCATCTTGCCCTTGAGCCTTACACCATTACCACGCTCGTGAACCGTCGTAGACCAATCATAGAGGGTCAAGTTTTCCTCATTGCCTTCGATTGTCCCATCATCGCCAGTGCCCTGACCCTTCAACTGCATGCGCAGGCCAAAGGTGATCTTATCACCCTTGGATTTGGTCAGTTCGTTCTTGACTTGAATGATATTGCTGGCGGTTTCACCAACGAATTTGCCAAACCACATCTTCTTCAAGGCATCCCGAAACAGGGCCGCAGACCACACCTCTTTCGTTAGATTGTCATCACTTCTAAAAGCTGTATCAGCCATGATTAAGTTTCCTTTCTCCGCAGCCGCCGAACAAAAAACCCCGGCAAGCAACGCCTTCGCGCTGCCTACCGGGGCTCGGATTGTTTCCGTTATCCCTAAGCTGCGTCTGTTATGTTCAGCCTGTCAGGGCTACTTCTTGACGGTGAGCATGTCTTCTAATTTAGAATTGGCCCGAAGCTGTTTTTCCAACTCAGCCTCAGGCATGCTCATAAACCTGTCATATTCCGCACCCAATTCCGACACGTCGCCACCGCCGCTGCCCTTAGGGGTCGAACCTTCCTTAAGTTTGTCCACGAGGCGGGCATTTCTGACCGCCTCACTACGCTTGCGAAGCATAGGAGAACGCCGCAAGCAGCATTCATACGCTTCGCGTGCGGGGTCGGGGCTGTTGTTGATATTGATCTTGTCACCCTTGGTCAGGTGCGACCCGCCCTCTCGAAGAACGGTATCGTAATCCAGCCCTTCACCCATCTTTTCAGCCGTCAATTCCGCTCTGGCCGTTTCCTCGGATTCCATATACCGGCGACTAAGAGCTTCCTGTTCGTTTTTTTGAACCTGAGCTTTGTCTTGCTCGCGCACCTTGGCGAATAACTTTCTCGCCTCGGCAACGGTAAGAACATCATCATCGTCAAGCTCATCATCAGTGTCCTCCTTGCTCTTGGCTCGATCAGCCAATTGCAAGTTGAGATCGGTCAGTTGTTGTTGGAGTGATCCTATCTGCTCCTCCAACTGTTGCCGCCTCTGTCGCTCGGCTTGAACATCCTTGACCAGCCCCTTCGCTTCCTTGGTCTGCATTATGTCGAAACCATCCGGAAGCTTCGGCTGCTCATTAGTGTTCTGCGACTCCGAGTTGTCGCTACCAGTATTTTTTTCTTCGTCAGCCATTGCGATTACTCCTTCCTTGGTTTTTGCGGGCTCCAAGTCGCCCGATACCTGCTATACCCAGCAGTAAGGTTATCCCGTGAAATACCCGTCACGGTTGCGGTGATTCCCCAAACAAAAAGCCCTGACCAGACCATGCCAAAAGGAATGGCCTAACCAGGGCTCGGATTTTTGCCGTTGTCCCTACGTATTCAATTGTCAATGACTACTCCAACCGCACACACTCTTCCCTGTTTATGTTGGGTGCATGCCCGTTGAAAAAATTTACCTTAATGGACCCATGAAAGTCCGGTTGCTCTTCCAATAAACTTTGAAAGTATCGAAGAAGCTTCTCTAAAGTCGCCTTCGTCTTGGTTGTCTTATCCGTCATGACGCCGCCCCCGCAAGCTCGACCTGGAGCTTCGCCATTTCCATCTGCTGTTTTTGCATCTCCATCTCTTGCTTCTGCACATTTATCCTGCGCTGTTCTTCCGCTACTTGAGCCGCCGCCGCCTCCCGCTGCTCAATGTCCTTGACCATCTCATCCTTATTCGGGAGATTCGATACTTCCAGAATGTGTTTCGGATTGATCGGCAACCCAGCGCGAAGAGCCTCGATCAACAACTCATAATTGGCAAGCTGAATCGTCGGAGCGGTCGGACTCTGAGATACCTTGACTCCGTATCGCCCCGTGGCGAATGATGTAAGCTGCTCCATATCCACATCGAGATTCTTCTCGCTGATGAGCGCAGCGATCTCCGCATCAGAATACAACTTCGATCTGCTGTTTCCAGTTATGTCCGGTAGACGAATGAAATCCACCAGGGTTTGCGCGTAAATCTGGCGGGTGAAGTTGAAGTTATCAAAGAGGATTTCGTTAACGAGCATCCCCTGATTCTTCCGCAAAAGCGCCAGCCGCCCGGATTCGTGTGCCGAGGATTCTCGCCCTTGAAGATCGGGGTTCACCCCGCTAATCCGGTCTATATCCGCCGAGCTCTGCTCCGCTATCGTCATATGTCCTACCGAAAGCGGAGAAGGATTGATCCGCTCCAATGTCTTACCCGGGTTAAGCTTGATCTGATGACCGGGTTTAGAGCCGAACTCTTTCAACTCATCCCAGCCTTCAGAAGTCAGGGCGTCACGATCCCCCATCCATCCGCTATTCGCCGATTGATTCAGATGATGAAGCACCTGAGATCGCCGCTTATTGTGTTCCTTTTGCGGGTCGACAAGGTTGTCTATTACCCCCATGATGTTATCGTTTACGTGATAAGGGCAGAATCGAGCAAAAGGATAAACCGTCAAACCGCCATACGGATCGTCCCTGTTTTCCAACAGAATATCACCGGTAAACGTAGTGACGTGGAGCACGGGCGCAATCCGCTCCTTGATCGTCCATACTCCCTTTTCGTTTGCCGTTCTCGCCAGTGCCTTGGCGACGTCCTCCTTCTTGGGACCAATGCGCATAAACTCCAAAGTGGATACATTCACCAGGAATTTCCGCCGCTCGTAACTGCGCCACCAGCATTCGTAAACCCGGAACCGATATTTCCGTTCGCTGACTCCGTCGCCCCCTTGCTGCTCATCGCTGTAATCGTTGGTCTCATGAAGTGGATCAGCATCACCGATATCATTACCAGGCATTGCAGGATCGGCTCCTTCCCTTAACGCCGCCACGTCAATCTCATTTTTCATATCCGGGTATCGGAGCAGCAATTCCTCCTTATCCGCCCAAAATCGTCGAATGATGTACTTAGCGCTGCGATTGAGATCATACTCCATCACTTCGCGATCTTCGATCACATCGAAGGGAGAGAGCTTTTGGATAACCAAATCCCCGTTCAACGGATCGTTATTGTAGTCGATATCAAAACTCAACCAGCCCTTACCGCAGATAATCCCATCAAGAAACGCCGCCGAAAATTCCCATTCGCCATTAGAAATGTCCTGAGTATGCTTGGCAAGTTCCGTCAATACAGCTGCAACCTTCTCTGTGCCCCCACGCCGGGCGTAAACCTTGATGTCCTGACGGTTCTGTCGCTGCACGCCGCTCAAAAGATTGATGACTGGCAAGATTCGATTAATGGTAAAAGCGGGCCGTCCCTCATTTTTAAGTATTTCCAAATCAGCCGAGTCCCATTGCTCCCCCAGATAGAACCGATACGCCGTCCGTGCGCGACTACACCAGTTCTGGTTGTCCGCCAGACCTTTCTTAAGAAAACCCTTAACCTTCGCCAATAGTTCTTCGTCGTTCATCGTCACATCGCCATTACACTAAGTTCGCTGCCTTCGCGATAGGCATCCTTGTAACTCCTACGCCTGCGCGGCAGGTCGGGCGAAATCCGATCCAGGGCATAGTTTCCCATGATCCAGGCGTCCGCCCGGTCGGGACTCCGACCCAGTCGCTTCTTGATGTCCTCTTTAGGCTCGATCACGATCCGCGTGTTACGAAAATGGTATCGCGGTGCACACAGTTGCCGCCTCAATTCCAAATCGTCATGCTTCAATTCCACATCGCCCGCTGCTAAATCCTCCGCCGCCTTCCACCACATCTCAGCGCGGACGTTGTGAAACTTCGCCAGGTTGTTCGACTTTGCGGCGGAATTAATCTCGATAACCTCATATTGGTCCCCGGCCATCTGTCGAAGTTGATCCACCACTCCACCGCCCACGCCGTCACCATCTACCACGACGGCCTTTACCTTCCGCTCCAAGGCCGTCACATGCAGAAGATTCGCCGTATGCACCAAGTCTTTCTTGCCGTAAATCTTCTCATCAAGAATGTCCGTCTCTTCCATGTAGTAGATGACGGTCTCATCGTCGCCGAATCGGGCAACGTCGCAGGCCAGCAGCCGCCGCTTGTAGGGCTTGTGGAAAGTCACTTCCGCCGCGTTGCGCAGCCATGCGGCCTGTATGACCTGATCCGTACCTTCCAATACATCCCAGGAACCATATAGATATGCCTCGATCAATTCGGGACGATGCTTGAAACTATCCTTCAACTCGTCGACATATCCTTGAGGCAACCAGGGATTATCAGCAGGCAGCGATTGAACGAACCGCCGATCAGCCGTAGGCTTATCGATGAATTCTTCTTTCAAAAAAGAGGCAGCGGGATTCGCCGTGAACAACCCCTTGGGCGGGATCGTAATGTCATTGATGACAAGCCGTCGCGTGGCGCGAAGCGTGCTCACATCATCCCGCGTGCATTCTTCAGCCTGGTCGAGGAAGAAGAATGCATACTCTGCCGAATTGAACTTGCTGAGTGTTTCACGGTTATCAAGCCCACCGTAATCAAGCTTCACCTTACCACCTATGACGATTTCCTTATCACCTGTCCGTAACTCATATACGTCAGATGGAATAGCCTTTATCCACGTCTCCAACGTAGTATCAGTGAAGTGCTTGGAAATCTTACGACCCAAGAACCCAACTGGGATAGGGCGCTTGCATGATTCGATCTTGCAATCCTCAATGATCTTCAAACAAAGCCAAAACGACCACATGCAGCCCAGGTAACTGTTATGAGTCGGAATCAATGATTTCCCTGCAAGGTAGAGACGGCTTGGGCTGTCGACTTCAATACATCTAACCGGGACCGTTGTAACTCGGTCACAGGCTACAATATATCGCCTTCTTGTGCGTAAAGTTGGATTGGTGTTCTGTCGAATCTTCTTGCGATAGAGTCTACATACAGGCAAGGCCGTGCAGAATTTTATACGATATCTGTCCTTGCATCGCTTCCCCTTCAGCCAAGCCTCTGATTGCCGAATAGTTACCTTAATCCCCAATCCCACAATCAACTCATGCACGTCATGCGCAAGACGTTCGTCGGACAAACATATCTCTACGCTACCGCGATCCGTCACATGGCCATCTGAATCAATTAACCCCTGCAACAGCGATAGCCGTTGCTCGATGGAACCTCTCTTATACTCGTCGGGAATATGCTTATTGCGATACAGCCCCATTGCTTTCAACATGACCGCAAGACCGCGAATGCCCCAACCAAACTTATTGGACTTCTGCTTTTTGAGGACAAAGCCATCCTTGCGTATCTCGTCGATTACTTGCAAATCCGGGTTAGTAATTGCTCCATTGCGAGCAGTGCCATCTCCTAACCACACCCCTAACGTATAAGGCGGAATCGACAGATCGGCCTGTGGATATTGCAGCGGATCACATACTCGAACGGAATGATTTATAAACTCATTGTGATATAAAGTTTGGGCTATCTCTTCCGTGGTCCTGATCCCGCCAGCATTGGATTGTTTGTATTTATATTGCCGTGCAGCATTCCGCAGAGCCAAGTCCGGTTTCTTACCAGTGCCACGCGAGGGGCGCCTCAATCTCCGGGCCGCTCTAAATTCTTCCGTATGCCTAGCATTATTGCATCGCTCTCGATACATTTCGGTAAACCATTCATGCCCCTTGTCGGCAACAATCTCAGACCCATCGCTAAAACGAACCTTGTAACAATCATGCTTACGATAGACAGGACTACGCCCAATAACAGAGCAAGGAACACCGCGCTCATCAAAAACCTGGTTACCAACACGAATGGTCCCCATTGTTTTCCAACCATCTACCGTAAGTATTGGCGTATCAAGACTTGTGGCTTTCCCGCCTCCCTTTGCCCCGCCGAACAGAACTTCCTTAACAGACGGATTTTCCAGCAAATCCCATGCAGTGGTCTGCCGGGGAGACAGTTGGAATCGAACAGCCGATTCAGTTGTTGCCGAACCGCTCGATTCTTGCGGCTGATTGTTCTGCATTTTGACCATACGTTTTTTCAACAACGATTTTCACGCCGCCCGTAACAGCAACATCCTGACGATTGCTCCATCGTAAGCGGTTGCGATTCGTCAGCCAAAGAGTTATCGCCTGTATACTCGGTTGAACTTGTTTTGTGACGATCTTGCGACCGACGAGATCGCCGTCCTCGTCGAATTTTTCCGTAACCTCGTCATACTCATAACCCAGGGCGATCTTCTTCAGCGCCCCCTCGATCTGGGTCGTGTCGTATTCGTCCATCCCGCGCAAGACCGCCTTAGCGAACTCAGGATACTCACGCAGCCAATCGTCAATCTCGTCCTTGCTTACATCGAACAACTTACCCAGATGCGCCCTGTCAAAACCTCCGGCAGAAGCAACGTAAGCTTGCCTGCAATACTCAGGCTTGTACTTGCTGATTGTGTCTGTTTCAGTCATCGCACAACCTATAAAATCCCATATGCGTCGTTATTGGCGTACAGATCATTGTTCGGTAATCCATACGGGCTTGTGCCATACTGGTCGTTAAACTGACTGGCAAGAATATTCTGACCACCAGGGCCATATTGATCATTTCGGTCATAAATCCCAAAGTAAACATTCACGTTGCCATCGCCATCGGTCACGTTATCCGTAGCACGGATTATGTTGGTCCCCGAAGCATTTACGTTCTGGACCGTACCACCATGTATCCGACAATCTGTGTTCAAGACGGAAATGTTGTCCCCGTCCAATGTACCCGTCAACGTCACCGACGCACTTACTAGATTGAATTCGTTCCCGCTGTTATCCGCATGTCCCTTCAAAATGCTGTTGACGTTTGCTGTCGATGCAAGTTTAAGTTTCCCATGCCCTGTGCTATTAGAGTCGCCCAATATAACATCGTTACACGCCAAGTCACCCGTCAGAATCAGACTCATTGAATCCCCCGCACCGTCACCATATACCTTCAGATCCCCTGCTCCGAGGTCAACCCCAGCTAGTGTTAGTTCTGTAGATCCAACCGAATTAACTATAAAATTCATATCTTCTATGACAATATCCGCCCCTGGTGCATAAGAAACATTCTGTATTCCAACATGACAAGAGACAGTTCCTGTTACATTCCACCAATTTGCAGCGGCAGGAGAGATCCAAAGAGTTTTGTCATCAGGAGACGCTGGAGTCGTTAGCGTTCCTGCGACAGTCAATTTCCTAACCTGTGAAGGATCGACAACGCTGCATGTGACCCCTTCAGGAACAACAAACTCCTGAATCCTTTTCCAAGAAAGATCAAGATCTCCATCAGCACTCATTGTCCATTCGCCTGTTGAAGTGAGTGTTCCTCCATCTACGACAATATCTCCTGCAACGGTATGGTCACGGCCATCGTCATTATAAGTCCCTGCACTAAGCTTAAACCCGTCTGGAGAATGAATTGAAACCGCCTTATAACTAGTACACGTACCTGCACTTTTATTTATCTCCACCGCTGGCAGAGTTATAGACGGGTCTACACTCAGAGCCTGAGAACCATAACCATCAATCACCAACTTTCCATTCCAACCAGACAGATCCGTTCCTAATGCCGCTTGAACACTTCCCTCTGCTCCACAAGAAACATCACCTGCTCCAGTTATTGTTCCTCCGAAGATAATGTTTCCATCAACGTCTATATTGTTCGTAAGTGTTAATGTCGATGTATAAGTCGTCATTGATAGCGTATAAAGAGCATTTGAATTCACGTTCACAGTAACGGCACCTGAATTGGAATCAAAGACGACAATGTCGCCATTGGCAGGTACATTCCCTGATCCCGCTACTCCCCCAGACTCATTCGCCCAGGTATTGTCAGCGGACCAATCTCCCGTCAGTGCATACTGAGTAGCCATCAAACACTCTCCGTGAAGTTGCTTTGGTCACAGTCATCACTAACCCTCAATCTGACATCTACTAGAGCATTTTTGCCATCCTGGGCAGTTACTCTATAAGGTCCAAGAGTCTCCAGGAGCCGTCCATCCAATTTGACTTCCACAGTCAATTCTCCACCTTTTGGAAGAATATAAGCCCCGTACTGGTGTCTTCCCTTTACCGAATCTCCTTCTCTTTCAATAAAGGGGACCGGCTGGGCATCGCGAATAATAGGCTCAGTCACACATTGCAATTCAGGCATTGGTCTTATTCCCAAAAAGACATTATATTTTCAACGGTCATTAAACACACTTATTTGTTGATCGTCAAACAAAAAATCCCCCAGGTTTGTAATAAACGGTAAAACAGGAAGTTATGGCTGTTAATTTCCCCCCGCCTCGAACCATTGACGACTCAAAATCATGGCTTTTTCCCAGGAATCAGCGGCAACGGAATAGTGCGTCCGCCAACCGCGGGCTTCGTCCGTATGATTGGTATGCTTGATATGCAGAACCTTGCCAAGTTCTCGGAGGGCACGTCGCACACGACCCCGGGGTACCCGATCATCAGGAAAGCAATCTTCCGCCAGGTCCGCCACACAGGCCCCTGCAGGCTCCCTAGGTAGATACGTCAAGACGAGTAAAGCATCCTTGCTTAATCTTATCATTTTTCATCTTCTTCCTCGTCCCCCAAAAACTCACTCAAATCATCATTCACCAATGGCATGCTGCGAAGCAAGGCACGATTGATATGCTGTACCAAACCAAGACAAACGACCGCATCACCACGATATAACGCAACAACACGCCACGGATCCTCTTCCCGCTTCCCAGGTACCATGAAGCCCAGCACCACATGAGGGAATCTGCTCCTTATCTCCTTCCACAAACCGCCCGTCGGAACTGTTTCAAGATCGATCATTTTGTCGTGAATCTTAGCATTAATACGTAATCTTCATTGCCATCTTTGCATACTTCGGCAATGCCGATACGTTTTCCAGCTTCTCTCCGCAATACAACCGCTATCCGGTCGATCTCGACTGCTTCTGCGTCTGTTTCCGACGCAAGTCGTAAGGTAATCCCCCGCCGATCCCATGCATGTTGTTCCGCCAACTCAACCTTCATTGCCCTTGCCTTTGTTTCCTATCGCCATAATCTTGGATACATCGTCCCAGGATGTAACCACTTCCGCCGGTGCCCCCGCTCCCCTGATCCGCTCCAAGGTATGTTGCTGCAACGTCGTCGGTTTCCCGCCAGCACGCTTGACCTCGAAAAAAAAGACCATGCCCTCAGCCACGACCAACAAATCAGGCAATCCACGCTGCTGATAAATCGAACCATGCAGCTTGACCCACCAGATCCCCAGCCTGTCCAAGTGCCGTGTAATGTCCTTAATGATCGCCTTCTCACTTCGCAACTGTTTCGTCATGTTGCACCACCTTTTGAATGTTCACCGAAGAAACGCCGGCGGGGTCACAGAGAATCAACGTCTCTCTTGCCCTGGTCAAACCAACGTAAAAAAGCCGTATCACACTGTCCCGAGGCTCACCCTTACTATCCCATGCCCGCATACCGGACGGCGACAGGTCGGGAAAGAGAATTACTACATCCGCCTCAGAACCCTTGAAGCTGTGGATCGTGCCCACATAAAGACGCGGCGGAGCCGTCAGCGCCCGGGCGCCATGGACCTCAGCCACCTTGAGCGGATACCTGGCAGCCTTGACCTTAGTCCCCAATAACCGATCCGACCACCACGCCACTATCCTCTGTCGTGACACTACCGACTCACCGGCATCGCCACCACGAGCTGCGAGCATCCCCAACAGATTATTTAATGGATCAGATCGAAACAGCTCTAGAAGACTAGCAATCCCTATCTCCTTGTCCAATGATAGAGCCACCCGTATCTGCTTCTTGGCACCATAGACTAGCAATCCCTCACTCCTGAGCACGGACACCCACCGATTAAGTTCCGCCGGCGTCCAGGGACGGGCTTTGTCCCCGTAGCTCGGTACGTCGTACCGGAGGAAATCCGCCAGCCGCTGAGCCATCGTAACGCCTCGAGCCACCGTCAACGGATTCCAGCCGCCCCGCTTCGGTCGCCAAGGATTAGCATAGGGAAGCCCGCGACGCCGCAGAACCTTGAGCAACGGATAGAGAAAGAACGAACATGACGCCGCAAACATCACAGTCTTGCCCTCTGCCAAATACCGCTCGGCCAGGTCCACCGCCCGCTCAGGCGCCCGCCACGTAGCCTTGTGCCGCAGCACGGTCCCATCGTAATCGCGCGGCTGATAATCGATAGGTCGATAGGTCGACAACTGCTCCACCCATCGCATCGACGCCCGGTAGACGGTTCTGGGGACGCGATAGGACTGCGTGAGCACGCGCCTCCGCTCCCGGGGGATGGACTCATCCAGGAATATCTCCGGGTGAGCGCCTCGCCAGACATAGAGGGCCTGGTATGGGTCACCCGTGACGATCAGCCGCCCGCAAGCCGCCCCCCACTTGCAGAGCAACGCATACTCCAGCGCCGATAAGTCCTGCGCCTCATCCGCGATGACGATCAACGGACTGCCCGGCGCATGCTCTGTATCATGTAACGCCATCTCAATCATATCCGTGTAGTCTATCACACCCGCATCGGCCTTCCACGCCTCCCACGCCGCGACGAACGCTTGCACGCGCGACGGCCACAAATCTCGCTCGACCATCCTCGCCCGCAACAGGTGATACCGCCTCGCAAGCTCATCGCCCATTGACCGCTCGTGGGCCATCTGCTCCCAATCGGGATCGTCGGGATCCACCTCACGGCCCGCCAGCCGGTAGGCCGGATGGGCCTCCCCAAAGTCCGCCAGATGCGCCTCGGCCACCTCCGGGCAACCCAGCGCCCGATAGGCGTGGCTGTGCAACGTCCCCACACACTTCTCCGGTAGCGGCAAGTCACGTCCCGCTATCTCAGCGGCGGCGTTGCGCGTAAGCGAGCACAGCAGGACCGGCGTCTTGTTCTCCGGATGCCACTTCCGCGCCCACGCCACCCACTGGCGCGTTTTTCCGGCCAGATGAGACGTCTTACCACAGCCGGGGGGGCCTATGATGATGTATGTGCCATTGATTGCTCTCACGATTCCAACTCCACAATGCTACTTCACAATCTCTCTCTTTATCTAGAGATTTTATTTTTCCATCTCTCGCGCGCGGGCGCTCGTGTCCCTTTTGTCATAACTGTCATAACGTTGCTATAATATCTCTTATGACGGTTAAGATACTGTGTGATAAGGATATATATCTGTATCATAACGTCATAACCAATTTTGCTTTTTGTTTTTCAAACTCTATATACATAGCTATGACATTATGGCTTTGGCCCAGAACGATCTTGTGCTGCGCTCACCACCATAACGGAAGAATACCGTAACTCTAGCATAGCCACAGACTTTCAAGCAATCACATAGTTCTGCATGTGTGATCTTCTCGTGTTGAAGTATGCGCATATGCTTATGTAGTTCGCCGGCATGGATATGACACATATCGTTTCTGATGAATGGTTCGGAGATGGATGCCGCTTCTTGCCAGTCTTCCTCTTTCATGGGTGGATGGTCATCGAGATAGGATTTAATCCATTGTTTTGTTTGGTACGCGTCGGTCATTTCTTCGTTTTCGACTACTTCAACGACCTTTGCGAGGCATTGACAGACATTATCCCAAGTCTTTCGTTTGGTGGTCTTTATAAGAACTCGTGTTGCCTCATATAGACGTGAGCGGAAGTGATCCGGCGACAGAACATCTTTTGTGGTTCCCATGCGCACCCAACGTCCGTCGCTTAATTGGAGGCTGTATCTGGCATTTTCCTGTCCATGCTGAACCCACCGCAGGATAGGGATTCCCAATACGGCTGAAAGCTTTTCCAGGAGGGCCTTTTTTGTCGTAGCGTCCGCAGTGCCATTTTGTGTGTATTCGGTATCGGCGTCTTTGATGGCATCCGCCAGTATGGTTATTGTTTGTTTATTGTTCATCTCGGCCATAGTCCTGTTTTCCCGTATTGCTTCAGCCTCGGTTATGATCTGATCCTCGGCCATTGCCTGCATTGCAGTTTCAGCCAGTTTTGCTATTGTTCGGTCATGTTTTGCTGTCTTTATCGCCTTTCCGATGGTTCGCTGCATATAATCTCGGCGCAGTGCTTTGGTCACGTCCAGATCGTGCAATCGGCGGAAGGCGATGATGGTATTGGCGATTTCCTGCTCCGTCCAGTTGGCGTAGGCCGTGGTATTGGCGATACTTTGGTCGTACTCGCTCGGGCTGGGGAACTCGGGGCGTCTACGTTGCCACGTTTTTTTGAATTTCGCATCATTTTCGAGTAAGGGGATAAGTTTGTTCGGCGGTGGTTCAGCGTCGGATCGAAGGATCAGCGGGTCCATCTTCAAGCCCTGGTCTTCTTGCGGCTCGTATTCTTCAGCGACGAGGACCAGGTCGAAGTCGTCGACATCGTAGCGTAGGCCGGGGTTCGCATGAACAATTTTGACAGGAAGGGGCATTGCGGCAGGGTCGGGGTCTTTGTGATTGAACGTTCCCGGCAGGCGGAAGATGCGGGTCAGATCGCCCACGCTATCTATATCGTCGAATCCTTGGGCCTTGGCGACCGCCCTGATCGTCGCAGTCCATCGTCGGGCAAGTGTGGCTGCTTTGTGGCGGTCGGCGTCGTCGGCGAACGTCCACGGCTCTTTCAGGAGCCAGTAGGCATGTAAGCCGTGTCCGCTGTTTACCACGATAGAGGGAGCGAGCCCTACGTGGTTCAATAGCTTCTGAGCGGCGGGCAAGTCGGGCGGTAGGAGTTTTTTCTTGTGGACGGGGTCGGCCAGGTCGATATCCGCCCACAGGCAGGCGATCGCAGCCATATTCGCGAATTTCCCTCTGCCGGTGGGGTCACCGGATACGAGTGACAGGCCGAAGTAGACATCCTGGTCTACCGCTTTTTTCAAGGCGTATGAGACTGCTGTGTCGACATTGGAGAAGAATCGGCTCGTCTTATCTGGGAATGTCCAGATGAGCAGTCGCCGCTGCCGTATAATCTCATTTGGCCATAGAGTATTTAGAAACGTTTTCGCGTCCATGCGACTTTGATCCATCATGTTATTGCGGGATCGTTCTTCACTGGTTGAGAAGTTTATGTCTCATGCTCGATATCCGACGCTCCAAAGGCCCGCCATGTGTGCATCCATGCACGCGGCTGGTCCGTCCATGTGTGCATCATGGCGGGTGATAAAGTGGTCAAAGGGCCAGGACGGACAATCCGCCCTGTGGAACCCTTTGACCACACTTCATGGATATGGCGATCAGCAATCATTGTTAAACGGGTACTTCTTCCACTTGTTCGCTTTCTTCTTCGGTGTTGATATAATCTTCTTGCGTGATTTGCACCTGGCGCAGAGTCGGTTCCAGCTGTTGTTTCAGCGCCTTGAAGAACTCCGACTGCTCCGGTGAAAGGTCGCAGACGACTTCCAGGTTGACCTTGGCATATTCGATTCCCGCCTTGTTCTTGTCTTTTTCAAGCGAGAACCGTGTCAAGACCGACCAGAATGGCCTGCCGTATGCAGCGAGCCGGCGAAGCATGAACTCCTTGGCAGCCGCTAGAGAGGTAGGAGGCAGCGTGAGAACAACTGGCAGGAGTGACTCATCCCGCATGATGAACAACTGTTTCATCTGTTTGCACGCCTGTCTTCGTCCGCCCTTGGGATCGGAGCCGAACTGAGCGAGCGGGCATTTGGCGCATTGGCCGCCTGGTGTCCCGATTCCGATTTGTCCGTCGTCGCTGGTGCAGTCGGGTGGGGAACCACCGCCGGATTCCTCCATGCCCTCTTGCCAGTATGCCCGACCGAGCTTATGGAAGATGATTACACCTTCAAAACTCTTGGCGGGCACTTCGCCGTTACGGGTGGGCAGTGTCCAAGCGATCCCGCCGCCTGATGGAATCTTGATCCTATCAAGGTCGAAGGGGGTAAGCCCTTCGCTCCCGACGTTCTCGGCAATGATTGCCGACAGCGTTTCGGGATTCGCCTTGAGGATCGCAAACTCCCTGTTTTCAATTACTGCCAGTGCCGCCTGTTTGCTCTTGATCTTTTTCCCGTTTCCGTTAGCCATTGTTCTTTCTCCTTGTTTTTTGATCCTTGGTCCTTGTTCTTTGTTAAATTACGCTGACTTCTTGACCCCGGCCCTGAACTGCTCATAGATTTCCACGAAGTCTTTGATGCTGTCCGGCAGGATCGGCAGGCCCGTTGTTTCGTCCAATTCACATTCACGCACCCTTGCCGCTAGTTGGGTTGCGTTGACGTTATCTTTCACCAGGAACGTCCAATTCTCATCGCCGCAGGCCTTCAGAGCTGCGCACATGGCCTCTTTGTCACCGTTCTTGGGTCCAGCCCACAATTTGCGGATCAGATGGATGGTGTGTCCGTCGATGTTGAGTGACTGTACACCTTCAGCCTGGAACTGTTCGACGATCTGAGGCTCCAGGTCAGCCAATCTTGCCTTGGTGTCCTTGAGCTGTGTTTCCAATGCTCGTTTCTTTTCGGTCAGCTTGACGAAGTCGCCGATTCTCGTTCGTGTTGCTAGTGGCATGATTTTTTCCTTTCGTGTCAGTTAAAGTTCCTTGCCTTGCCGAGCCGCGCCTTGCCCGGCCCAGCCGAGTCGGGCCCAGCCCCGCCGCGCTTGGCCATGCCCAGCCTCGCCTCGCCACGCATTACTCAATTCTCTTTCCATTCAATCACCACAAATTTGCCGAACGGACCTTTGCACGCGGGCCGAAAGTCTCCAAGGCCAACACGCTTACCGGCAGCATCTATAATCTCTCGCATCAGTTTCAGGGACATCATCTCTGTATCGACGCTGAGCATAAACGATAACCGCCAGTCATTGAAACACGGACGATGACAGAGAATACGACCACCCGTCGATGGTATGCGGACGGCCCGCGTGTCAACCGTCCACGGCTCCTTGTGTTGAATTGAAATTTCCAGGCCGTCGATCTCAACACACGCCGGGATTATGGACGTCTTCTGGGTTGTGATCTTAGACTTGCCGTTCTTGAAAAATTGGCCTGCGTCGATAAGGCATCGAAACAGATTGGGTTGCGGGATCATGGGCTTGTCATTGTGCCCGATGTAAAGCCGTTCTGTCGCCTGCGTAGTAGGCGAGCCTCTGTCGCCAACCGATGAAAGCCTAGTTCCGTTCGTTGCCGACATCTGCGCCTTATCGGTGAAGCGATTGCAGAGCAGCGGTGTCGTTCCTTCAATAGTAATTTTTACACTTTTCATAATACGTTCCTTTCGATTAAGTTCCTTGCCATGCCGTGCCGAGCCCAGCCCCACCGCGCCCGGCCACGCCGCGCCAAGCCCTGCCGCGCCAGGTCCCGCCGCGCCGATTTTTATTTCTGGGAAAATTGGTTTTGTTTTATGGTCTCAAGTATTGCATCAATAACGTTTTTTCGCTTCTCTAGCGCAGAGTAGATTCTTTTATCGATGGTGCCTTTTGCAATAAGCGATATGGAGGTTACCGATCTTGTTTGTCCTTGCCGGTGCAGGCGCGCCAAGCTCTGCTCGTAATCTCCAAGGCTAAAGCCCAGCGAATAGTAGATGCAGTACGCCGCCCGCGTGAGGTCGATGCCCAGCCCGCCGGCCTGGATTTGGACGGCAAGCACGTCGCCGGTGTCGCTTTCGGTCCACTCTTGTAGCTGCTTGATCCGACCGGAAATCTCATAGCTCATTCGGCCTCGTTCCTTGGCGGCGAGGTGCACGCGGTCCAGGTCGTGCCGGAATCGGCAGAATACAACTACCGGCTCAGTCAATGGCAGATCTTCCAGCAGGTCTATCAGGGCTGCGTGTTTGGCGTTATCCACATCGAGGATTTTTTTATCTTCGGTTACGCCGAATCCGCTGGTGATCTGCTGTAACCGCAGCAGGCGGGCCAGTACATTGACGGCTGTAATCTTCCCCTCACCCACATCTGCGATGAACTCATGCTCTAATTCGTAATAGAGCCGCTTGGCCTCCGGCCCCAATTCCACCGAACGCATTTCGTGGACCACTTCCGGCAGGTCCAGAACGTCATTCTTGGAAACTCGATGGGCGATGGAGTAGAATTTCGCGTTTAGCTCATCCATGTTCTGATATTCCAGGATTTCATGTCCGCCGTAGCCACCCATGATGGCGTAGCGGTTGCGGAAGCGGACGAAACTCGTACCGAAGATGCCCGGGTCGAGAAAGCGATATTGCGCATAGATATCCATCGGGGAATGTGGCATAGGCGTTCCAGTAAGCCCCACACGTCGTTTCGCTTTGGGGCTGAGCTTTGCCATGAAGCGGGACATACGGCCCCCGGGCTGTTTCATTCGATGCGCTTCGTCAGCTACTACCATGTCCCAGTTGCGGCTCAGGATGATCTTCGCCAGATCGTCTCGCCACACCGCCTCGTAATTGATGATGGCTGCGAATTTCCGGTTAAGCGCTCTGGCAAGTTCGAGCTTGTGATTCAATTCCCTTGCGCGTTGTGTTGTGCTACCTTTGCGGAGAGGGAGAACATCAATTGGTTTGCTTGCCCACTTATCAAATTCGCTTGGCCAAACAGTAATCACCGTCTTTGGGCATACGATTAATGTTGTGCGTATATCAAAATTTACGATGTAGTCTACGATGCACCTGCTTTTGCCAGCTAAGTGCCCATATCGTAGGCCAACATGCAACCTGCGTTATGGGACATATTGCATCACCTCCTTTCTTTTTCTGCGTGAAATCTGATTGCATGTAACCTTGCATGTTCAACTTGATTCATGATTTGAAGATTTGATGGATCGTTATTTCGTTTGTCATTATCAATATGATGAACTATCTCATCTGGTTTTAAGTCTCGTCCAAGCATTTGCTCAGCTACCACCCGGTGTTCGTGTCGCCCATAGAATTTTGCATATGTTTTGCCGTTGTTTTTTCTCTTTTTTACATGGGTTGCGCGGTTTTTGTGACGATTATCAATTGCGATTTTCTTATTCCGTCCTGGTGTAAGATTAAGTTTTCTTAACCAAGGTGCTTTGTGGTGATTTCGGGCACGTTTATGATTTTCGCTATGCTTTATAATCCAGCGATTTGCGCATAGGCGGCTACAGAATCGGCACGGTGAACTTTTGAACGTTGAAGGTAAAACTTCAAACGTTTCGCCGCATTCTTCACATATACAGGGAATTTTGGGGACTCGTTTACCCATTTTGCACCTTGTCACCGAATATCTTTGCCATGAACCAAACCCCCTGTGTTTGATGATGCCAGGGCTTCGTTTTGGTCAGTGGGATGGGCGGGAGTTGGCTTTTAGGTAACTCTTTAATCATTTCGCAGACTTGGGCTTGGGAGATGAACGCGTGAAATTCTTCGGTGTACCTGAGTCCGTGAGATGTCAATGCTTCGACTACTGCCCTTGCCGCCCCCGGTGTTGCCGGAACGCTCCACTGTCGGCGCAGAGCGTTCCAGCGGGCACCCGGCAGCGCCTTGATCGTGTCTTTCAATCGGTAAGGAGCCTGGATGACGATTCGGCTGTCATCAACATAGGCCCTGACTTGCTGCTGTTTCGTTGTTGTCATTGTCATGTTTCCTGCTTATCCTTTCCAATAGGGGCTTCCGCCGCAGATCGATATCCGATATGAGATATTCGATATAGGTGCCGGCGTGGGTTGGCCTTCTCGCACCCGCCAACAAGGTTTAGTGCCCGATCGCTAGTCAGCACTAATGAGGACACGTGTTTTCTGCGCCGCACGCCAGCGCCGTTATTTACTTTTCAAGTCGACCTACCAGCAGTTTGCAGTAATGGCTGGCCCTCGGTTCGTTGTACGCGAACCAAAGTGATTCCCCGCTCGGTTAGACGTTTAAGCTTTTCTTCCGAGTCGTCATCCTTCACGACGTACTCGATGCGCTGGGGCCGGAAGACCTGAAACACCGCCGGCGTGTAAGACTTATCAGGATTTTCTATTCCCTTGCGATGAGCCACAAACACCCAAGTCTCGCCTAGCTTAAAGTCACGCGGAATGGCGGCGATACGACGGCTAACACCCATTCGCCCAGCTTCATCTAGGAATTGTTGAGGGGATCGATAGAATTTCTCGCCGATCCACAACAGGCCGACCCTGCCAAGCGGCATACTCAGCGGGCACGTAGCGCATTGTTCCTGGAGACTGCATTGGCGGTCTGCAGTTAGGGCCGTCGCATTGACCCACGTCCAGCCACGACTTGGCTTGATCCCGTTTCCGCAGGTCGGACAGACTTCCAGCGGGATTGGCAACTTGCCGCATGGATGAAATTCGCCGAGCGAGATCAAATACAGACCGCCGGGCTTTCGGTAACCGCAGCCGCGCCTGCCTTCTATTCGCAATTCAATGTTCATGACTTTATCCTTTCAATTCCGGACGGGTCGCGGCCTGCGGCGTTTCCCTTCGGGACCACAACCGCAGCGCCGCGATTCCCGCCCGTTGTCATCTCGGTGACTCTGGCACGTTTGTGCTGATCCGGACCTGATAGGGGGAGATCCAAAACCCTTCCGCATCACCGTGTTCTGTGTGAATATCAATTGTCATCGTCGTAGCCGGAGCCGTCACCGTAGCCGTAGCCGGAGCCGGAGCCGTCGCCGGAGCCGGAGCCGGAGCCGTAGCCGTAGCCGTAGCTGGAGCCGGAGCCGTCGCCGGAGCCGTAGCCGTCGCCGTAGCCGTCGCCGTAGCCGTCGCCGTCGCCGTAGCCGCAGCCGTCACCGTAGCCGGAGTCGGAGCCGGAGCCGGAGCCGGAGCCGTAGCCGTAGCCGTCGCCGTAGCTGTAGCCGTAGCCGTCGCCGCAGCCGAAACCGGAACCGGAACCGTCGCCGTAGCTGTAGCCGGAGCCGGAGCTGTAGCCGGAGCCGGAGCCGTAGCCGGAACTGTTTCTTATGCTGTCCATGTTGGCACCTTTGCAATGCTTGCTACAGCTTCGGGTGTCATATCAATAATTTCGATAGCTCCAGTCAGAATGATCCTGTCAACTGCAACGGGAAACTTACATTTCTCCGGTTTGCTCGTACCACGTTGCGCTAACTCGCTCAGCGTAGCAGCTCCGTCCCAATACCAAAGTCTTCTTGCGTTTTTGAGCGTAACCTCTTTGCCGTTTCTCTCGATCAATTGACCAACGAAAGCCCCCGCCGAATACGTTCGTACAAGTACATACTTAGCCATTGTTCTTTCCTTTCATGATGTTAAAAGATTGATTGTTTGCAGTACTAGCCACATCAACAGTCCACCGAGCATACCCGCGGCAACGTGGATGCCAATCCACCCAGCCCATTGTCCAGCATTCCAATTGTTTGTGAGTTTCATTATTTATTCCTCATGCACGCTGTACAGGGCTACGCGATTCTCGTCGACGGAGATCAGCCACAGGCGATATTTCGCCCAATAATGCTGGCAAGAGTCGTCCTTGCAAAGTACCCGAACGACAAGCGTCGGCTGGATGCCGTCGGGGTTGTCGTCCCACCAGAAATCCGAATAATCTATTTGTAGCCTGTGCGTTAGCAGTTCGCGGTCATCTCCGCAGGGGCGAACATCTATTATTTGCTCGTCCGTCAGGAAATTTTCCAGGTCTGCCCTAGTGCCACCGTCGCAGTTAGCTAAATTGATTATGCGTGTTTCAGTCGCCAACATGGGTTTGCTCCTTCCGCTTTGGTGATAGCGGCTTTCGCTGCATCTTGCTTATTCATGGTTTCACATCCGGCAGCAGGTCCACGGCTTCATCCACCGCTTTGGCAGGCCAAAGGGCGCGCTTGCCGATTTGCTTCGGGTAGATTCGCAGGTCGGCGAGTTTCTTGCGGAGGCCGCTTCTATAGAAGTGTGGCTGGCTGATTCCCAATGCCTTTGCGAACTCCGTAGTTGTCAATAATGCCTTGTTCATGCTTGCGCTTCTTTTCTGCGATTTTTCAGTTTTCCAACATGCGAATTGCATTGGCCTGATATCCGGTTACATCATCAATGGGTCCAGCATAACCGCCGGGGGGCTTATGGCCATTACAGGCGGAGCACTTTATCGGGGCATCTGGATAGGGTGTGCGAATCGGTGCACCACAGGCTGGGCAGTAGCCTCGAACGAATCGACTACCAGGTATAGGTGATCCTGGCTTGCCGTAGGTTTCGTAATCGAATGGCTTCATAACCTTCTTGCTCATAGCGGAAGTTCCTTTCCATGGCTCTCGCACCACTGGCGTAGCGCCTTTTCGTTCCGGATCGGCTTCGTTGAGGCGACGAGGGCCTTGGCGAAGCGGACGGTCATATCCAGCTCGTCGAAGTAGATCTTGTTGTAGAAGAAGTGGAACGCCCGAAGGCGGAGTCGCTTTTCGACTTTGGCGGGCAGTTGATCGGTTTTGTCAGTAGCTACGATCATTCTCAAATTCGCTTTTTAAGGGCCTTTGTCCCCCAGTTGTTTGCCAAAATTGAATAAATCGACTCATGGGTCGGCTTTTCACGCTGTTAAAATAGGCAAGTCTATTCATAGGGGTTCTGGGCCCTAAAAATTCAACTTCTGGGGGACAGGCTCACCTCTTTTCCGCTGCTTTTTCCGTCTGTCGGCTTCACGGCGACGTTTAACTCTGCATTTGTCACAAAGACGCTGATATTTTCCTAAAATGCTGCCGCATTCAGGACATGTTCGATTGTTTGATTCATCCTTGCCCGCCACTAGAGCATGTTGCCCCAAATATGTTTCACGCGCTGCCAATCGTTTTGATTGCAGATCGGGCTGTGCGTGCGGGCTTGAGTCATCTGCCAACGGCAGAATACACCGCTCGAAATAACTACAGCGCTTGCCTTGCTTCAATAGGCATGGCTTCTCCGTCCACAAACATATGCCAACGGGTCGCATGTTGGCACACTCGGCTCTTGCAAATCCATAAGGACTCATATTTTCACCTTGGTGAAAAGCGAACCATTAAGCAGCCATTGCGTACATTGCCAACAGACACAGGCGACGCCCCGAGCGCCGGGCACTTTATCGCCGCATCGGCTGCACCTGTCGCCCCTGGGGTTATCCCGCATGTATTGCCTGATGGTTTTTTCTCGTGATCGTTCAGCTTTTTCTGTTGACATCTCTGTCATCGTGCCTATCCTTATGCGGCTCAAACACGGATGGGGGTAGGGCATGGAAGGCCCATTAGGATGCCTTCCGATGCTCAGATTCAGACTCAACCGATTCTTGTTTGCGTTGTCGCCGCTCCTGCCGGCGGGCGATTCCTTCGCGGATCAAAAGCCTAGTCATCTGCGAGAACAGACGCGGCTCAAGTTCGTACGATATTTCCGCCTCGATCATCTCCACGAGTTCGCCTTCGATCACGATGCCTTTGCCTTTATTGTTCTTCGCTTCATTTTCAGTCATGGTGCTTACTCCCATATGTTCCTATGAAAAACCATACGCTACCATCGACACATTGTCAAGAAAAATCTATAAAAAATCATGGTTATTTATGGCATTTACCATAAAGAATTATGTTGCAAGGGGTTAAAAATGGATAAAAATATAGTTGTGGAAAGAAAAAAGCAGATTTTTCAAATGGATGCTCGGTTGAAAGAGCTTTTTAACGAGTACTGCTCAAAGTTAGGCATCATCCAAGAGCAGATTCTTGAAGCTCTTGTTTACATGCTTGTCGTTGAGGGTCGCATTGATCCGGCAATGCGAGAGCAACTTATGATGAACATAGCGGAGTGGAAAAAGAATCCAGAACGTTTCACGGGCTGTGGTGAAGAGAAAGGGGTTCTGGCTCCCGAGTAATTGGCTCAAGGTATTCAGAAGATAGCTGATGAACATATTTCCAAAGCGAAGAAGCGGCGACGTAAAGATGTGGGATAGGAACTGTGTGCAAGAGTAGACTCAAGATTTCTGTTGCGTCCTCTCTTGGCAATCTGGACAACTGGTCACAGATCGTTTTGATTAAAACTTCTCGGCTGGCGTTCACTTTTTATCTTGCTCACTTGTCCGGCTCCCTTATGGGTGAATGTTAGGAGATGGTTAGGATGCTGTCAAGAAAAAGTAGAAAGGAGAAATCATGAAACAGCATGTGCCGGAGAAAGTTCTTGTGGCGATCCTGGTTACTTTATTCTCACCTGGTTGTTCGATCTTCATGGCTGCAAGTCGGTCGACCAAGAGGGATGTTTCGTGTATCCGAACAGGAGAACATCGGGACGTTATCATTGCCTCTTTGGGCGTACCGAATACATCCGTCAAGATGGAGAGCGGGGGGTTTCGGGATTACTACAAGGTTGCACTGAACGCTCAAACCAAAGGCGGCAAGGTTGCCTCTGTGATTGGCCATACAGCAATGGACGTTCTCACATTGGGCATATGGGAGGTGGTTGGAACTCCATTAGAGTTAGCCGTACAGGACAAGATCACTACGTTCATCCTGAACTACGATGCGAATGGCAAGCTTGTTGATTACGAAACGATAACGGCAAAAGATTAAGGAAGACTATGTTCATTTTTCACCGCTCCCATCCTGTAGCGCTTCGCTGTAGCGCTTGCAACGGTTCTGCAAAAACACCGCAGCGGTTTGTAGCGATTCGTAGCGAATTGGCAACGGATATCCCTTGTTAGAATAGTGGCTTATGCACCGCCTCGGCATGTAACTCGTGGGTTTGCAAACGATAACGAAAAGCCGCCTATATATTATACGTTAAGCTGCAAAATATGTCTTTTGATTAGACAATTTATTTATTTGTAGCGCATAATATAGCAAAATGGAGCGCTTATGCCTACGTGGTATCGCCGTTATCTGCCTGTTGGGAGTCTCTATTTACGAGGACGTTTTTGGTGGTATGCCTTGCCGCTGCCCAATGGAGGGCGAAAGGTAGTTTCACTTAGGGTTATCAGGAAAACCGAAGCCGTGAGCTTAGCGCAAGAGCTCTATCGAAAACACTATCGTAATAATGAAGAACCCGTTTCGATTGAAGCGCTTCTTGCTGCTTTTGAAAGACACAATGCTCAAAGTCTTGACCGTGCGTACTTGAGAATACGGCAAAAGCGAATAGAGCGGTTCGTTAAGCATGCGAAGATTACTGACCCCGAATCTATTACCGCCAAAACAATTAATCGGTTCCTCGACGAACGCGCCCAGCATATTCAGCCAGGCACATTAGTCAATGAACGCGCTGCGATTAGTGCATGGTGTAAATGGCTGAAGTCACGAGGCCACATCAGTCGGAATCCTGTTCTGGATACCGATCCGCCTCAGATTGGCGAGAAGGAAATCATCTATATGGGTCGAGATGAATTCAACAAAGCAATAGAAAAAGCCACGGAACTAAAGTTGTGGGCTGTGCATTTTGCGGCTTATCAGGCTTTACGTCGACATGAAATCGGACTGTTGAGATGGACAGACTTTGGACGAGATGCCAAAGGCCCCACGCTCAGAGTACGGGGTAAGGGGCGCAAAGGGAAAAAGAAGCTTATTACTCTACCGTTACATTCTAAGCTGATGCCGATCATAGAGAAGATCCCCCGCCAATACGAAACGGTATTCCCTCGCAGAGATTCCAAGTGGTGGGGCCAATATCTTGAACCCATTCGCAAGGTATGCCCTACCTTGATGAAGCGAGGTCAGGGTTGGCATACATTTCGTCGCTCTTTCGGGTCCATTTTGATCCAGGAGGGTGTCCGCGTTGAGGTGGTATCAAGATTGCTTCGCCATGCCAATATCGCTACGACCTTGAAATATTACGCGCACCTTATACCACAGCATGGGCGAGAGGATCTGGAGCGGCTGTAAAGAAATCGCGGGAGGCACGCAGCCTCCCGCTAAAGTATTACTGTCCGGGACGCACCCGGACATCTAATACGGGTTTATTCATTCACCTGTATCCGGTAGACACCACCAACCATGAGGAAGCATTACGCGGTTGGCACTTCGCTCACCGTTGACGTAAACATAAGCCTTAACGTCCTCGGCCAGTTGTACCGGTTCGCCGGCGGGCACGAGCACGACTCTTTTCCCGCCGCACCCGCCGGCGAAGGCGCTGAGCAAGATCAGCGTTATGATCGGCAATAGTAACGCGCGTAGGTTCATTTGCCTTCTTCCAAAAGAATTCAAGCAGCAGTTTCAGGATTGGTAGTATCGCCGCCCACATCAGCCTTTTCGCCCTGTCCCGCTACCGCGACCGCCGCCGCGACCATGCCCCGGGCCGCCTTTCTTGCAGCTGCCAGTATTTTTGCCAAGTCTACGACCGCCAGGCATCCCGCGACCTCTACCGCTTCCGTTTCTACTTGGTCTTGCCATGATTAACTCCCGCTCTTCACTTTTGCTCTGCTGGCGTTGTAGCCCAAGGCTGTAAGAACGGCGACAACGCCGCCTACAACCTTCATAACCCAACTATCAGCCTCTTGTCCTTCCAGCAGGCCGCTGGCGAGCAGAAAGCCTATCACAGTTGCAACTGTACTCAACCAAAACTCCGTCGTCTTGTACCCTGGTTTCGTTTCCATTGTTTCGTTTCCTTTCTCTTGCAATCCATTAACTTGATAAACTCGTGGCGCACGCTGCCACCACGACCATTTAGCCCAATTCATTCCAAGTCTTGGTTCCGTGGCTCAAAGATTCGATCACCTTTCAAACAAGGTCGCGTCTCCAAGGCTGCGGCAATTCGCCTAAAGGAAGCGGAGTTATCCTTTAAGGCATTCATTACTTCTTTGTTCTTTTCGGCAAGCTCTTTTCGCATAGCTGCCATCTGGTGATAGTTCTGAAACACCATGAACCCACATAGACCCAGGGCCCCACACTGTATGATCCACTTAGCTATACTATCGGGAATGGCTTCGGTCTGGGTGATAACGCCATACCCGGCGAGTACAGTCAAGGAACGAATTGACATCAGACGAATCATCTATATTTATTCTCCATCATTTCGCCCTGCGACTCTGCCATGCCTTAATTGCCATACGATACGCCTCTGGCGACAGTTGTTCTTTGTGATATCGCAACGATTGTTTCATTCCTTCAGTCGTAACACCCAGGGCATCTAATGCCTTTGCCCAGCGATTACACGCCTTTATGTTTTGGTGCTGTAGCGCTTTCCGGAATTTACGGTAGAAGTGCGATCGTGCCTTTGCCCTTGCAGCATTTCGAGCCTTCTTCGGATCGACGCCGTTGGCTTTGCAGGCTTCGGCAATTGCATTCATAAGTGAATCGCTGTTCTTATCGAGAAGTCTGCTAGCCTTTGTCAAAAGTGCGCGAGGTCCACCAGCGGCTACATTGCCTTTGGCTTTATAAATGTCGTGATACGCCTTGATCGCCTTCCATTGAGTCATGCCCTTGCGTGAGGGAAAAGCGAGAAATGCATTGTTCCCGCTAAAAGCGAATGGCTTGAAGTTTTCCATCAGATGCTTGAACCGTTCGGAAACATTTTCCCACAAGTCCATATCCTCACGCGCCCAAGGTTCTTGCCAACCTGTACCGACACCCGTTCCGGTCAATTGTTCTACAAGGGTTCGAGCTACCGGGGAGAGTTTATAGCCGAACGCCTTGAGCGGTGTTTGCACCCAGCGGATTATCTCTCGCCCGGCCTTCCCCAAGGTGATGTATCGCCGTGCAGTGTCTCCGCGCTCTTTCCAACTCGGGCCGATAAGACCACTGTTCCACGGGAGCTTCCGCCATACGCTCGTCCAGTCAACGTCGAGCTTGTGTCCTTCTTCATTTTCCCAGGGCGGCTTGCCACCGGTCATCGCCATGTTGCCAAGGATAGTAAACCCGGCAATGGAGCTTAGATACCAGAACCAATGGCGCCGTCCGATCTTGCGCATGAACCTGCGCGCGGCCCGCTGTTGGGCGGTCTTGCTTCCAAAGCGCCACGGCCAGGTAGCAGTCTTGATCTGGCTCCACGTCCAGTTGAGCGACATCATGAGTTGTGTGAGCGCCCATCGTGTTTTAGGATTGCGGAACGCGGTGTTGAACCATTCCTGCCCGCCGAAATTATCAGCAACGTATTTGGCGGCTATCTCCTTGACTTGCTTCGGACTCAGATTGGAGTTCTGTAGGCCATCCGTTGTGATATTGTAGTAAGCCACCAGCTTAGCACGTTGCACGTTATCCCATAGAAGGTGCTGGAACCATGCGTAAGTTGCACGCGTGGTCTTTGTCGACACGTAAGGTGCCCAGACCGCCGCTCCCGTTACCGGTTTGTCGTGAATGATGTTGGCAAGATAATCTTCTGCTCCCTTTAACATCCGCTCGATGATGTTGCGGCCTTCAGTGGTGATGTATCCCGTCTGCCCGCCGTGGCGGAGATAGTCCTCCATGACCTCCGGTGTGTTCTCCAGCATCTTGCCTGCCTTCAATATGCCGATTCGAGCGGGCAGAAAACCGAGCGGTTTTGTCTTGCCGAATGCTTCTGCTTTCTTGCCCCACATCCCCGTAATCTCCGGACCCAGGGCGCCAATGGCGCTGAAGAACTCCGCCTGGTGATGGAAAAAACTGAACAAGGTTAACTGAAAACCTTTCCACACGGCATTCAATCCGGCAAGGGCACGGGCAGGCGTTGACGTGGGAGGAGAACCAAAGAGCGCATCGATATACGGTTTGACGCGGGGGTCGACGGCAACCCGGCCTTGAAAAAGCAACACGCCCTGGCCTTTGAACGGCATAGCGTAGGTCCTGCGGATCGGCCAGTAATCCACAGTGGGCCAGTCGGGTTTGTTCTTGGGATTTTGAAGAATGCTTTCGCCGTCATCATTGGTGATTTTGGGCAGTTCTTTGAGCATGGCGATGTTTGTCGCTACGCGATAATTGATCCCAGCCCATAACTCTAAACCTTCGGCGATATCATGCGCGCGCGGCGTCAGTCCAAGTTCCACAGCTTCTTCAAGCGTGGGCAAAACGCGCTTGCGGGCCTGCGGTGATCGCTTCGCCCATTTGGAGATCGCACTGCGATACTTCTGTGTCATGGGCGTCTCGTAGGCGTGGATGAAGTAATCTTCGAGGAAGCTGATATACTCCGATATGCTCTCCCCTCGCAGATATTCGTTAACGGTTTGCCTTGCCCGTTCCTGGTAGGCACGATAAAGTTGTAAGGCTTTTCGGCCCTTCGGCGTCAATTCACGTTCAATCTCCGCTCGTGTCTTTCCAGTACGAAGATTCCGGGTACCATTCTCCGCCAGGACGCGCAAATCTTCACGCGTTTCGGCTGACGGCACAATGTCGCGTATCCGCTTGGCATCCTGCGAGGCCCGATATTTGAGCACTTTCTTGTGGCGAATGCCCGCAAGACCGACTTGCTTGGCTTGATTGACGTAATCTTCAGCTTCTTGTAGGTCCGCTTTCAAACTTAGAGGTTCGCCGGCGGGAGGCAGTTTCATCGCTTCGCGCGCATGAGCAGCGACGGGTGTTTCTTTCACACCTTCGGTCCGGCTTTCCTGCAGCCGCGTGATTTGCTTGGCGATATCGGGATATTGTTTCAATTTGGCTGATAGTGCCTTGGTCATGTTCGGGGCTAGATCGGCGGTCTTTTTAGGATCGAGGATATAACCGCTAACAAAGTCAGCCATTAACTCTGTACCCCGACGCGCATAGGCTTTGGTAGATTTACTAAGCCCTTCGGCCCACAAATCCGGCCGGATTATCTTGGAAACTTTTTGCAGTTCGGTCCTCAGTGCCCGTTCGCCTGCATCCACATCCGGGAACCTGGCCTTGATCGAAGAAGGAAACGCCTTGTCGTTCAGCAGCCAATCGATGTTGTGCCCTAGTTCGTGAGTAGCCGTTAGCGCTTGGGCAACATCGCGCAGTTCAATACCTTCTCTTTTACCGCCATGACGAAATCTGCCCAAGGCACTGCGGAGCGCCTTGTAGCGATAGGGTGTAGCGAGTTGCTTGGCAGCATCCATTACCGCCGTCCAGAAGTCGGAGCCGACTTTGGGAATATCAGCAGGCCATCGGCGAACCACATCCAATTTTACAGCACCGAGGGTTCGTGACTCTCTTACGGAGGGTCTGATTTCAGCTTCCCCCTTCGCCACTTCGGGGGCGGGCTTTATCTTTGCCAGGGCTTCGTCGGCCCAGGCTTCGCCTTTGTATTCCTCCAGAACATTGCGAGGGACAGGCTTGCCTTGGCATACAGCATCACGAACTCTCCTTTTATGGCCTTCACTTGTTCCAAAACCCTTCTTCACAAGTTTTGCATAATGGAATGGTTTAGCATTGCTCTTTCGTATGAGGTTCTCAGCTTCAGTTCTTGTCAATCCCGATAAGGTCATATGTGCCGATTCGGGGGACCAATCCGCCGCTCCTCGGCTTATATGCTCTTCAACACCATATAGGGGCGTTTTTGTATATTGTTCCTTGGTCATCTCCCACGGCTCTTTTGCCTTCGCCGCTTTAGCGACAGGTCCTTGACGCCTTGTGCTAGGGGCGGGCTTGGCTACGGGGGCTTTTGCGGGGACGGGTTTGGCTGCTCTGGAAGCTGTAAATTTCTGTGATATCGATGGCACCTTTGGTTCAACTATCACCGATTTCAAACCATCCATGATTTTTTGTCGCACCGAAGCGGGCAATTTCGATACGGCGGTCAACATGGCGACCGATTCGGTTTGACCATCGAGCAACGCCTGCACATACGCTTCGCGGGAAGCGCTGAAGTGCATGATACGATCAAAGCTCTCGGTAAAGGCTTGTGCTGATTTGAGATGTTTAAGCGGAACCGTCCGGCCCGAATAATACCGTCCGATGATCTTATTGGCTTCACGCCGAAACTGTGACAGTTCCCGCACCCCCTGGGGACTAGCGGGATGGATACCAGCTGCATTGATCCGATCCCAAGCGGTCTTAGGCGGCTTGATCTTATACCAGAGCTTTCTTGCGCCTATACCCAGCCCGTGAAACGCTGCTCCCAGCCCGTAATACAGTGCCCCGCTGGTAAGAGAATTGATTGCCGCTTCCTCCTTGGGTTTGCCTTCGGCGACATTTCTTGCGAACACGTATCCCGAATACATTCCGGCCTGGTCGAGCAAACGCGCCGACCATCGTCCGGTAGGTATGCGGGACAAGCCCCCGATCGTGTGAAAGACGGGCATTGCGCCGATAACATCCGCCGCCATGCCACCAATTCTTTTCGTTCGCCCATATCTTTCGGCCTTAGCGGTACCGACTCGCCACTCGTATTGCTGCCACAACTTCTGCGGTCCTTTGGGCGCCTGTATTTCATGAGAACGTGCACCCAAAATTCTTGCCGCAAGATAGACGATTCCGTGAAATGTGTTGGACGCCATCCCCGCCAGGTAATCGCTTAAGGCCTTACCGTGCTTCTTTTCCGCCCAGTGAGGTACCACATCACGTGAAAATGGTCTATCAGCAGGCATAGCACGAAAAGCAGGCTCATCACGCTGTTTTTCGTATTCGGCGAGAAGCCGTGCCGCAACTTCCGGCTGTTCCCGACCGAAACGCTCGACCGTATCTATCCCCAATGTGGCGGAGGATGAAAACTCGCTCTCCTGCGCCAAGTCGACATCGCCCAAGGCTGAGTCGAGGGGGATTTCCGGTCGCATCCAGGGCTTCATAATAGACTGTTCGAGTAGTTTAGCCCACCCTGCGATCTCGGCTTCAGCCTTAGCTGAAGCTTCAGCTTCAAGTCGCTGCTGGGCGAATTGACGTAACTGCTCTTGCAAAGCTGGATCGGCCAGATCGACACCGCTCAAAAGCGGGTCTTGAGAAATTTCCGTCTGTATCCAATCGGGCAATTGCTCTTGTTTAACAGGCGGTTCCGCTACGGCAATAGCGGTTTGCTGCCGTCCTGGAGGCGGGTCGAGTGTGAAGCCCGGAGGTAAAGGTGGTATGCCCCGATCACCCGGAAGCGGGTCAAGAGTGAAGCCTGGTGGAAGTTTAGGTATCGCTTTTTTCATGGCATTTGATAGAAAATCGGCACCCATCGCCCATTTCGCAGGATAAGTTTCTGACCGTTCGGCCCTGTAGCGGTTCGGCCTTCGTGCAGCAACTCCTTTTTGCTCCCATCTGCCCTTTGCTCGTAATGGCTTTCGAGGTCTTTGTAAGCCTTATCTAATTCTTCTCGTTTGGTTTTAAGTCGAGCATTGAGTTTCCGCAACTTCATTCGTTTGTAAAGTTCGGCTGCCTTGAGTTGAACATCTGGCAAGTCAACAAAATTCAGAGTATCTTTTTCCGCTGCATCACGCTGCTTGATAAATCGAATGATCTCGTTCTCCAACCTCTTGATTCTTGCTTCGATTGCCTTGACATGAGCAGCGGATTGAGCCTTCGCCTTGGCTTCTTTAGGCTTGCCGATGTATTCCCTTTCCACTACCGCCTTTTTCTGTTCTTCCGTCAGACTATCCCACTTCTCGCGTGTCACACTTGGGGGTCTTTGTGTAGATACAGTCGCCCTGGGCTTTATACCGGCGGCAATTTCGGCTTCCTCCGACCCTCTGTATGATGGAGCCATATACCAAGGCAACTTGTCATAAGGAGAAACTTCCCTGGGTAGATTGCTCCGCTCCAACGCACCGATCCGGGCCTCTTTGAGCCTGCGGTCCAGTTCATCTTCTTTAAGCATCTGGGAAGTTATTGCAATGCCCATTGCCCGCTCCAGGTCTGTCACGTATGGGTATTCACCTTTGGGATTCAATGCATTGAGCATACCTTCCAACAGACTGCGCTTGCGGTCTTGACGAGATTTTTGAAGCTCGGCGAGTTGGCTTCTCATCTCCTGTGGAGTTTCTGCCTGAGATAGTCGGGCAAACGCCATGTCTTCCGCTCGCTGCTTCTGAACGTCTGCTACACGGCTGGTGTAGTCGTCCACCATCTTGCTCAACTGCCACAGACCGTATCGATCCGCCGGGTAAGGGGATTGTATGAACGGGCTTCTGGTCTGAGGAAAGCTGATGTGCATAGGTCGTATAGGCATAGTGTTACCTCTTAGTTTCCAAAAGCTCAACCAAACTTAGAGCCGGGACCAACACCAGGCGCATATACCGGTGGGCGGGTATACATATTGCCAGCAGCACCGCCGCTGCCACCAAACGCACCACTCAATAATCCAGCAGACAAAAGAGTTGTTCCCATACCCATAAGTGGCAAGATCGCACTCTGAAACGCACCCGGCTGATAATACATTTGTGGCTGATACCACGGCTGGTAGGCAAGCATCTGCTGCGCTAATGGTGCTTGTGTCTCATAGGGGAACATCTGAGTCCCAAGCCGCTGGGCATATCGGGCCTGAGCCTGTTGACCGGCAATTTGACGGGGCAATGCTCCGTATTGCATCGCCGCGGCCAGACGGGAATACGGATTGTCCCTTGCCCGCTCCTGCTCGTAGAGACTGCCCAGGAGTGATGCACGATTAGCAGCGAAGCGTGAACGGAGTTTTCCTTCCGCACCGATACTCGGCGATGAATAGAGCATACCGCCTAGCTGCGACCGGCGGCGCAGAGCGCTGGCGGCCTCTTCCTCTTCGAGCTTCAATTGCTCTCTCAAGCCTGCATAAAGCGGGGACATTCTAGGATCGGCGAATGCACCACCGCCCATGATGTTCATCAATGTCGCTTGTCCCGCCCGCTCTGCTTCGCTCATGCCGGGCACTTCCAGGAGCGGCATCTGCTCAGCTCCCGCCCGTCGCATCAACCCTTGAAGCAACGATCGCGCCTCAGGTGCCCAAGGCGTCTCTTTGATCCTCGGAGCCGGGGCCTCTTTCATCTCGCCGCCGAAAAAGTTGCTTAGCCATCCCATAATTTAATCTCCTAATCGCCTGACAAGGAAAAGCTCTTGTGATAATCAGTGTCCGTAATCTGTGGGGAATATCTTAAAAGTAAGGGAATCGTAGCATAAGTGATCGGCATATTACTACCAGGACCAAGGCCCCCTTTGTAGCAATACAAACCCAAATCGCCTGCAGCCAATCCCGCATCACCTCCGGCCGAGACCCATGCATATACCTTATGCCCTATACAATGAAGCAAATATCCAAGATTAGTGCCATCACCTAATCTATACCTTCGGTTAGTATCAACCGCCGCTTGGTCATGTCCTGATCCATAAAACTTTGCCTCTGTTCGCAATAGCGTATGGTCGTGACCAGATTCAGCAACAACCTCAGTTGCAGTATCATCTAACACATCTGCTGCTATGAAATTTTCATAAGGATCGGCATCATAATAAACATGGCCTTGGTTTAGATCGGAAAAAATGACCTCAGGAGAGATAATCCTATTCCTCCAATCAATTGAATGATCTAAAAGTACAATATCGCTCTGGCTATTTTCAGCAGGTACAGCAGCCATTGTCAGTCGGAGAACGAACAATCTCAATCCAGGCAGATCCCATACGATCTGCGAATTTATCTTCGTAAGCGCTTCGCCTTCCTCCCCATCCGATATCGGATAATCCTCCCAAACAGAAGGTGTGTCACCGGACCCGCGAATGATACTCCCCTTGGCGGGGTCGGCGTCAGCTACAGTATCCGTCCGTCGAATGGTGGACAGGAGCTTGCTCTTTGGCGTAGATTCGTAAATGTCGGCAATATCATCCCACGCCCGGCGGTGCGATTCGTCCAAAACCGCCGCCAACGCCCGCACCGCATTCGCTAACTTCTCGATGCTATCGAGATCGTCCATCGGCGGAATGAGCAAGTTTTTGCTTCCCGTCTGTCCCATCAGTTCGTACCCACCAAAATGTACTCGAATACGACCCCGATAAATCGGAAATGATTCATCGCCGATATCTTTAGCAGAAAATGTCTCGCCCGGTAATCGCAGGGCAAATCGGCAACAAGGATATCCTTGCTTCCCGCAAGCGATACAGAACCCACCGGCTGCCACGCCGTCTCGTGGTCCCGTTTCAACTCGACGGTCAACTCGCCCGCACCCTCCCTGCGCGCATAGACCTTGATCTTGCTGAGCCGTTTGAATGTGGCCAGAGCGTGCTTTTCGGCAAGATCGGTGCTCAGAACCGCGTAACCTGTATAATCATTTCCGGCATCAAGTTCGCTATTGTGCGGAGCGTAGCTATACCCATTGTTATCGCTGCAAAGATCAGTGCGGAAATTAGCATCGGCAACGATGTTATCAATAGTGTCCCACCCAATCTCATCAATGCTGGGGAATGGAATCGTATCAATGGTATAAGCAGTCTCACGCTCATACTCACCAAAGGCAACCACCGGCATCTTCCGACTACACCATCGCCCGTCAAGGTAGACCAGCACACGATTGTTTTCCGTTACCTCGCCCTCCGACATTGGTACGTTAGTCTTACAAGGGATCGCAAACCACATTTCGCCGTATTCGTAGACGTACGTTGCCTGTATTTTGTGAACGTATTCCGGCGGAATGTCCTTTACGAAGATGTCCACCGGATCGGAGATAACCGAATAATCATTCAGCGCCCCCCTAACCTGGCGAATGGTGTAGTCTGAAGCGAAGAAGTACAAGTCGCCGGCAATACCGTTAACGATGGAATGCGGAGCGTAGGTGCCAAGGCTCTCACTCATCACCGCCGAGTTGAACACATCATCCGTCGATACCAGCCACATGCGGTAAAAGCTCCGCTCTTTGAAGATTAGGAGAAAGTCCTGAAAGTTACCCAATCCCATTATCTGATCCCCGCCAGGAAAGACCTTGGAACCGGCGTCAGAGCCAGCATCAGAGCTATTCCACTCTTCATACTGACCGATCTTGCTCCAGTAAAGGGCCTGTCTCTTAGCGCTGCCGCCTACAGTAACGTTAGCCAAAAATAGGTAGTTCTCGAAAACCGCAACATACTTCGCCTTTGTCAAATAAACCTCATCATCTGCAACTTCAATGCCGTTATCAGCATCATCTACAACAGCAAAGTTACCCGTACCCTTCCACCATTGCACCTTGTCGACGTTATTAGTCGCAACAACGATAGGCCCCAATGTATCATCATTAAATGTAACCACGCTCCAATCATCACAATTGCTGCTGCATTCAAATTTTTCATCCCAAGCGGACGTTCCTGTATTCCAGTGATAAATGTGGGCCTTGGTAAAGGCTAACAGAAACCCTCCACCATCCTTGTCTTCATACCAATGGTAGCACAAGATCGGATATGTATCGGGCGTCTGCACATGGGTAAAAACGGGTTCCTCACCACCGGTAGACGACTGCAATTCTTTCGCCCGCATAGTAGCGCGATGTATCTCGCCCCGGCGGAGCATGACGTTCTCATTGTTCACCGTGAACGCCGCAGGCAGGAGGATCGAGGGGAAGTCCTGCTTAATCCCCATTACTGGTGCGAAGATGCCGAAACGCTCTAAAGCCATAAACACACTTCCTAGAAGGGCAATTCCACGGCGGTCAACACTCGCGGATACGTTGCCCCATCTTGATAGTTAGTCGCATCGTCTTTTTTCCACTGCACTTTGAAATTGTGCGACGCCGAACTGAGTCCCGTTGCAAGCCATTGCATCATCGTTGAATGATTCGCGGCATTACTTCCTACCTCCCAGACCACCACATGTTTTTCAACAGTATCAACAAGCAATCTCAAATAACCCTTGTGATATTCCGTTGTTCGCATTGAAGCGGAGAACATCACGAGAACCTTTCCACCAGTTGTGGTCAGGTCTATGGACATATCCGTCATGTCCACCCAATCCCCCGTAGTCTCCGATATGTCCGATGATCCCACGGCTTGGCTCGCCTGACCGGACGCCAGCTTAGCAGCCGTTACCGCCCCAGCTGCAATCTGAGCCGTATCAACTCCAAGCGCCTTGATTTGAATACCATTACTGGCGTCAACCTCGATAGTATCATCGTCGACAATGGTGCTTGTTCCGGGGCTAAGATCGGCAATGACGATCTTCCAGTTTCCCTCACTGGTCAATTGCTTGGGCATACCATCTACTTCGCTTCGGAAGAACAGTTCCGCCTTATTAGAAACATTTTTGGTATAAAGAACGAACTTATTCGCGGGAACGGCGGGGTCCTCGGTAAGCGGTTTGCAAAACGTAACCTTTTTGTGTTGACATGCATCGGTATCTATTTGCTCATTACCAGTTAACGGAAAATAAATATCCCATGCATCAAACCGTTCCTGAAGTGCCCGTTTGATTAATCGTATCTCATCGTCAATAACGAAAGGCTTATCCGATCCGCTAGGGGTACTTACATCAAAGCTATATGACCATGCCATAATTCACCTTCCTAAAGATCTCTGTACTTCGTGAACGCCGGTTGACGGCGCAGATTGTTCTTCCGCTTGGCAATTTCAGATTCGTACAACTGCATGTACTTCGCGGCGTGCTCCGGGGACCCTTGAATCTGCGACAATTGGCCAAGCCACAACAAAACCAGCACGC